CACCCAAAGAGCCTTATCCGCCCCCGCCACAGGCTTTGAGTTCACATGAGCCTTACGCGCCGCCCACTCCTCCGCCCCAGCGATAGCTTTACGGATCGCGAAGCGAAGCATAGCCTCCTCCTCAGCGGCGATCTGCAACTTCAACTTCGCAGCGATAAGACGCACAGCATAAGTGGAGAGCGCCGTGAGCAGAGCACCCACAACAGGCAGGAGGTTCTCTATAATCATCTTTCCAAACTCGCTCATAACGCTCTCCTATGTGTCTTAACTCGGGTTCACTGTGGACATGATAGCATAGGTCTTGATGGGCGCACCACCCACCGTCACGCCGTAGTGATGCTCGTCCGCCTCTGTAGAGGAGACGCGCTCCGAGGGGCGGTTGATCTCCAGAGTCGCGGTCAGGTGACAGCCCGCCACAGAGGGGATCGCCGCCATAGCTAGATCGCTGATCTGATTGCTCGTGTCATGCAGGCGCGCGCCGTAGTGGCCTGTGTAAAGCACAAACACGATCTCGTGATCACCAGGAAGCGTCAACTCGTTAGCAGTCGGCATCGTATCAATAATATTGAACGCGCCGCCGTCCTCAATGTCCAGCCCTGTATCGCCTGTGGTGCCTGCGTGGATGTAGTTCAACTCGGAGAGCAGATCAATCTCAATACCGCTGTTGTCGTATGTGTTAGACGAGGAGAGCATCGGCGCACCCGCCTCAAGGTCGTAGGGGTCAATATCAAAGACATCGCCCATCACACCTGTCTGTACGCGGGTATCGGTGAAGCTCGGATAAGCCGACTCTGTAGCGCGGTGAGCGCCAAGCGAGTCGCTCACCATCGGGTAAAGGTGCTTCATCTTGTCGTAGTTAGGATGCTTGGCCACCGTCTGCGTCACGCCACTCGTGTTGCTCTTCAGAGTGATGCCAGCAGAAGCGGGGTGCATACTTGCAAGGTGGATGAAAGGCTTGCCCTCTGCGCTCGCTGTGCCGCGTGACAGAGGCATCGCCACGCCGCCGTTGGAGCGGTCGTGAACCAAGAACGCCTCTGTGATGCTCTTAGGCGCAGAACTGAGGCGCTGTGCCGAACTGCGGTCACGGCCGCTAGGGCGATGGTGCAGGACGCGGAACGAGCAGTTGAACAGGAGCTTCTGCTGGAGGCCCTGCTTCTGAAGCGCCAAGAACACGCTGGTGATGGGCGATGTGATAACGGTCAGGTCATGCGCCGCCATCTCAAAACTGTCTCTAAAGGTCGCGTAGGAGCCCACATTGACATCAGCGTTAGCCGACACACCAAAGCGCGTCATGGAGCCGACACCAATGTTGAGCGGCGACAGGAACGAGGTGCGGCGCGTAGAGCCGCCGATAGCCGTTCCCATATCACCCACAAACAGCGTATCGGCAGGCACATCAGGCCCCACGGCGGGGGTCTGATTGCTGTATCCTGCCGAGGTGACAACTGAGGCGGGCATCGTGAAGGAATACTCAGAGGGGAGCGTCTCGCTCTGGAGTGCCGTCTCAAACGAGGTACGCACAAGGCGCACAATCTCTGCCACGGTGGTAGTACGGATTGCGGCGCGCATCACAGGTACAGATAGCGTGTTGAAGTCATGCTTCAACTCGTCAGGCAGGTCGTTGGCGCTACCGCTCGCCGCCGCCCACCAAGTCTGGCGCTCGTCATAAGGTTGGCGAGACTCTGTGTCCGCGATATCGTCCCATTGGGCGGGCGCATTGGAGTTGATGACAGGGTGGAAGCCCATCTGCGGCCCCGATGTACGCGCCACATACTTCCGCGAGGCGGGGAGGAACACAGGCCCCACTACATCAGGATTATCCAGAGTTGCTCGCATCGGAAAGGCGATCTGATCCGCATAGTTCCTCAGCGCAGTCCCATTGTCCGTGACGATAGACTCAAAAGAGTTGTTTGCAGGTTGGCGCAGAGTGCCGTGTTGCAAGTACGGCAATAAACCCAAGCCCACGGTGTCGGGGAAAAACTCAAGAGAACCGTTATTGTTGGCGGTGCTGATGATATCCTCGGCGTTCTGCCCGCCTTGAGCCAACTCTGCGAGGGTGTGCGTGACCCCGCCGTGTGTCTCGTCATGCGGAATGAACATCATCGGCGTTATAGCTGGCACAATGGTGGAGCGCCGCCCCCACTTAGGGTACGGCGTCACACGATAAGAGGCCCCCGCAATATTGGTGTATGCGGTGCCGCCATCCGATAGATGGGGCATCTTAATCTTGTGCATCGCGGGATGATACCAATGCACAAAGGGCTGTGCATCGTGCGGGAAAGGCATATTGGTGATGTCAACCTGACCCACGGTCAGGTTATTGTTGAAGTCCTCACCAGGATACTGCCCCTCGGTCACAGCGGGCGACCCCGCCTGCGCGAGAGGCGTATTAGGCACGCCGAGGACGGTGGATACGAGTTTCTGCACATCGCCAAGACCGTGCGACACCTTGAGAAGCGCCTCAATGCCCTCTGCAAACACGAGCGAGTTCTCAAGGATCGTGTGCTGGTGCTTCGGCATCGTCATCCAATGTGTCAGCGACAGCGGTTCAATACGCACAAACAGGTTGAGACTGTCCACCAGCAGGTTGCGGGGCACACCACGCGAGTCGGGGGTGCTAGGGTAGAAGTCGCCCACATGGTAGCGCAGGCGCATCGCTGTGGCGCGGTTGTGCCACATGTCAAGCGGAGTCACGCTCTCGTCAAGCGACTCGCGCTCTGCGGTCACATCAAAGCGGTTCCACAGGCCGTAGTCCACCGACAACTCGCGCATCTCGTCATCGGAACTCGTCTTATAGATGGGCTGGACTCCGTGACCATCTTGGCGATAGGACGAGACGAGAGGCGACAACTCAAGGGCAGGAAGCGCGCTCGGAATAAAAGAGTCATCAAGGCTAGAACCTAAGCCTGTGTAAGAGTCTTTCCCGTAGCCGCCGACAGACTCCGAGAACTTAGGGAGCATGACGCTCCGAGCCGAGGGGAGAGTGCCCCGCGCCAACAAGCCGCTTGCTTCGTCTGACGCACTCCTAAAAGGCCTGTCTGCTATCGTGAACAAGTCCATGCTCTTATGAGCCGTGGTCTTGATGGCGAGCTTGCGGAAGTTAAGGCCATCTGCGAACGCCTTAGCCTGAGCGATGCCCTCATGCCACTTGCGCGCTGAGAGATCCGTGAACCCGTCTGCGCCACTAAAGTCACCCGCCGCTGCTGCTTGGTTCTTGTAGAACCCCCACCCCAAGTCCTCGTCATGCACAGAGACTGTGTGGGTAGAGCGCGACCCCTTCTCGCGCAGGAGATAAGAAGTCGCACCGCTCAGGAAGCCTGCGGGCGCACCGCTCGCCGCCGACAGAGGAGCCAGAGGGCGCACAGCGCCTGCCCCGTACCCTGCCTGAGCGAAGCTGCTCTCAGTACCGCTCAGTTGATAGTCAACCGATGAGGGGACAGCCACACCGCCCGCTGTGCCGATAGACCCCAAGCCGAGCAGACCGATCAGCATGGAGTCTAGGGCGTTCATGTGCGCTGCCAACGAAGGGAACACATAAGGGGCAGAGAGAGAGGCGAGAGGCCCAAACGAGCGCGCGGCTGAGATGTCGGTGGACATATCAGCGGAGTTCATAAAGAGGCGAGGAGGGGCGAGGTATGAAGCCCCAGACGCGCCTGTGTCACCTGTCACTCGGTTGAACAGACCCGCCACACCAAGCCGCGCATGAGCCAGCGTAGCCTGCGTGGTGTCAGTCGTAGCGCCGAGGTAGAACTGAGGCGAGAGCGTCTCATCCGCAGCGTTCGCCCTGTTGCTCTTGCTCTCAGCGTGGAACAGGTTAAGCACCTGCACATCGTTGGAGCCGTTCATGCCGTCAAGCGACATCAGCGCGCAGACCTTCAAGAAGGGCCACAGCAGACGGTTGAACGAAGCCTCCACAGACCCAAAGATGTGAATAGGAGTGATCCCGTCTGCATAGAAGGGCGAGGGGGAGTCACCGATGAGGGTATTCGCCACGCTCCCCGCGCTGTTCACCTCGCGCCAATAATGCGCCACCGCGCTCTGAGGGAGCGACCCTACAGAGTCAAGCGCCGCTTGGTAAGGAGCGGTGGCGGTGTCTTGAAGGGCTGCGTAGAGATGCGCGAGGCGCAGGGGTGACAGCGTATCAGAGCCTGAGACATCACCCTCTCGGCTGAAAGAGACAAGAGCAGTCCTCACGCACCAACGAAGTTGAGAGCGGTGAGTCGTCTCAAAGCCCAGAGCGCCGTTGATGATCTCGGTGTCCTCCTCAGAGGAGATGTCCTCCTCAAACACCTGCACATAGGTGAGAACACGGGGGACGCGGTTGAAGCCATCAGGCTTTGTGACTGTTTGACTAGAGGCGCTGTTGTACTCCTCCACCTGCGCCTCAAGCATATTTGCGGGAACGATCACATACTCGTCACCCACAGCGGGCGCTTGGGTAAGCGCAGCGCCCCACGAGAGGCTCGTGGAGGTGAACGAGTCAATCTGACGGCGCTCACCCTCCAAAGCGCCTGTGGTGAATACTACAAAACAAGCGCCCTCATAGAAGCGCACGCCCGCCTTGTTCAAGATATTGCCGATGTCTGTGGACACGGGCGAGTTGATGATAGCCGCAGGCGTAAAGATGAGGTCGTTTGAGCGCGTGGTCAGACCGTGACTCGCGCTGAACGCCTTGTTCTGGTCAACTAGGCTCGTGGTAGTAGAAGTGGCGGTCACCTTCCCCTTCATCACATAGTTGGCGTAGGGGCGGTCATCAGAGGTCGCCGCGCTCGCGTTCGCCAGCGAGTAGTGGTCAAACATGATGTTGTTGCCAAGACCGTCAGCCGCCAACTTTGTGGTGTCAATCACACCCTTAGCGGTGGGGAGGCGACCAAGCGAGACACCAAAGTTGTTGGTGTTGCGCGCGCTTGAGAGCGTCTGCGAGCCGTTGACGATAGCCCACTCACGATAGTTGAGTTGAGGTGGCCCAAAGCCCAACTTCTCAGAGATCACGCCCGCCGTCTGTGCGAGGAGCAGACCGCTCAAGTCGTTGAGGTCTGTGTCCAACACAGGCTTCCCCTGCTGGAACACGACTCGGTTGTACTGCTTTGTCTCGTCAATCGTGTGCTGAGGGTTGCTCAGATTTGGAGTAGATGACGGCATATCTTAGCCCCTATTGATGCTGAAGGAGATGTCAACCTCGCGCGTGATCACAAGCGAGGTGTCTTTTTGGATGAGCGGATGGTTAATCCAATGAAAGAGCAGACCCGTGTTTAGGGTGGAGGTCGCGCTCGCCCCTACTAGCCCAAACTCGCGCAGGTCGCCGTTGGCATCGTTTGCGCCTAGAGTGATGCGTGCCTTAAAGCGCGCGGAGAGCGCCTGTGGATTGAGGTCAGCGCCGCTCACATCAAGGAAGGAGAAGTCATCAGCCGTCAGCGCGAACCGATAAGACTCGTTCAAGAGCGTGGTGGCGGCGGTGTCCTTCTCTACGGCTGAAGGAGAGAGCGCGTCCCATGTGGGGTCGCCAGAGCCAATCGCCATATAGCGCAGCGGAAGCACGCTAGAGAACGCCCCTGATGTGCGCTCGGGTGCGCCAATCAGAGCCGCTACAATAATCTTGAGTCCAGCGTCCTGCACTTGGTTCTTATTCCACCCTCTGTCCTCCACCCGAACGCTACCATCAATAGAGCGCCATGTGAGGGTGTCTCTATAGCGCCCAACCGCGCTCATATTTAATCGGCTCATGGTGTCTCCTAAAGACCGAACGCGCTGTGATATAGGCGACTCGCATCACCGCCAACAGCATCGTTCCATGTCGTATTGTTGTTTGTTTGGTCTGCATCAGGGTGAGGGTAAGTATAGAACGATGAGATATTGCTGTCATCTGTAAATACTTCAGCCGCGCCTAGAGATACAGCCTCGTCAGCGTCCCTATAACTTGCCTGATCAAATAGGTCTATCGCATTTAGCGACACCGACTCGGTGTATGAGTCACCTATTGTGAGTTTGAAGTTGGCGTAGTGTACTCCAAGATAAGGGAGCATACGCGCGATCTTTTGTAGAGCGATGCTACTCAAGAGCGCATTATTCCCTGACGAGACAAGCGACACTAGGACACCTAAAGGCGTCTGCCATGAGTTGCCGCTAAAGTCGGGCATCACCCTGTAAGGCTGATTGACGCTGTTTGGTGTGAGAGGAGCGCCCCCGCCACTTAGGTCTGGTGTGCCGTTGAAGGCAGTGCGCGCGACTGCCTCAGCCCATGAGCCGTCTGTGGCTTCATCCCACCCATCAGGCGCGTTAAGCGGGTCGCGCGCGTCTGCGCTTGTAGCTGTAGTCAGAACATAATCACGCCCCTCTATGAACTCTACATCCCACCCTGTGAGCGACTGTAGAGAAGTCTCAAGGGCGTTCGTGCTTCCCTTTGACTTCCAGATAGACACAGCTAACTCAGTCTCACCGCGCCTCTTGTTCTCAGAGAGTTCAAAGTTGGTGGGCCACCCCAAGAGTTGATCAAGGTAGGGGAGGAGGGCTGCGTCTATCGTCTGAGGCGAGAAGCGCCGCGCCCCAAAGAACTCAAGGCGCTCTTGCACCTCATCTAGGGGTTTGCCGAGGAGGTTCAAGAACCTCTTAATCGTCTCATCGCCCTGAAGGGTGTCCATGATGCGTATGCCACGGGGCAGATAATCGTAAGCGGCTGTACCGCTCACGCTATCACCGCTCCTCAGCGCGAAGCCTCTATCCAAGCCGTGGATAGGTGAGAATACCCAGAGCGTTTCACCGCTCTCCAACAGAGCCTCATAGAACGCTGTGTAGTACCACACCTGCCCGCCCGCCACCACCTCGTGGTCTAGCAGGTTGAACGCTTCATCGCGCGCCTCAGTCTCAATAGTTGTTGAAAAGTCCTCACCCCACACCTCTATGCTCTGAGGGTCAAGCGGAGTTCGGCAGAACTCGCGCGCCTTCTTGCGTATAGACACAACACCCGTGAGGGTCAGCCCCTCCACATCTGAGGGGAGTCTATTGAAAGTGAGGCGCAGGTGATCGCCCTGTACAACTTGTACACCGTCACCCTCAAAGGGGGTCGCCCCCTCTGGGTGCGCGCTCGCCTCCACCCTGAGAGGTACAGCCACCCCGAGGAGAGGCACAGGGCGTGTCAGCGCCCCGATCTCCTTCACATCTGAGAACTGCCAGAACTCGTGCGTAGCCATTAGATGCCCCCAATGTATGTGAGCCGTATGGTGGAGGGGTCAAGCCGTCCGTCACCCATCACAGGGGCCACCACTATCTCATAAGGGTGTGCGTTGATGTTGCCGAGGTAGTCATCCACCGAGAAGCGCCACACGCTAGAGGTTGTGGGCAGAGGCACACCTGTGGACACGAACAGCGAGAACAACTCGTAGCGGCTCGCCTCCACATCTGTCGCGCCCAGATTATAGTCCGATACGACCTCGTTGATATTGGTTGTAAAGACACGCCTCACACCGTTGCTTCCGCTCACATAAGAGCGATCCGCGCGCCTCAACAGGTATCTCGTAGAGGAGATAAACTCAATATCGTAAGTCTCAGCGCGCGTCTGCACATTAAGACCTGTGACTATCACAGCCCCCGCGCTGAAGGCATCCTCAGAGCCGTTGATAAGGCGCGCGGATGGCACACGGTGGAACGCTTGCACATTTAAGTAGTCCACACCGCGCGTGTTCTCTATCGCCTGTATGACAGCTGAGAGAGGAACACCCTCCCCGAACTCGTCTGTGATCTGGTTGAACAGCGCCTGAAGCGCAGCGTCCACGCTCGCCTGCACACGACTCGTGATGATGTTTGGGTACACATACACGGTCGCCTCAAGATAAGGCTCAATAGGTGTGGGAGCCTCTACGCTCAAGAGGGTGGGGACAGGCTTACGCACACTCAGCCACCGCCCGACAGCCCCTAGAGCGCCATAGCCTGCGTTCATATCGCTGAACCACCGCCCCGTGGGGATAGGGTTGTCACCCTGTGCCGCCACATACACCACCACCTCAAGCGGGTCGTCACCGCGCGCGGCTCGCGCTGCCCTCACGCCCACACCTGGTGTCATCGCCGCCATAGTCTCAAAGTCACCGAGGGTCACACACCGATCCATCGCCCTCAGCGACAGAGGCCCGCGCTTCTTGGCGCTGGCGAGGCTCTCGGGGTCTGTCCCGCCTGTCGGTTGCTCTAGGTTATAGACGAACTCCACACCCGCCACGCTATCACTCAAGGCGATAGCGCCCACGCCTGCGCGGTTGCCGATAGACCCGCCCTCTATGCGATACTGAGCGATAATGGTGTCTCCGTTGAGAGGGATCGCGCCGTTCACCCCGTCACCAAAGGTCACCAAGACCTCCTGTGTGGACAAGAAGCGATAGATGAATACTTTGTCAGTCGGGTCAGTCCCAATGAAGCTAGTGCGCCCCTCCCAAACCTCACTCCCCACAAGCAGGGTGACAGCCTGCTCATCTCCGCCGATGCACACGGGAGACTGAGGGAGTATGAAAGACTGATCAGGCAAGCCATTAGACACGCCCACAGCGTCTGCGACCCTGCGCCCCGCATAGAACACTAAGCGGTCATCGTTGAGCGGTGTAGGCCCAAACCTACGCTTCGCGCGCTGTGTCTGGCTAGAGACGCAGTAGTAGCCCACTACCCCCAACTGCACAGACTCTATCAACTCGTATGAGAGCGCCGCCGTGGTGGAGTCTCCGCGCGTCCTCACCGTGAAGCCAGCGGGCAGCACCACATTGTCTAGGTTGGTCTTGATAAGCATAGACACAGAGGCGGGTGAGGCGGGCTGTAGTTCATAGCCAATCAACCTCAGCATATTCACCACAGCCTCGCGCGTCTGCGCTGTGGCGAGATAACTCTCGTTCTGCACTCTATCTAGTTGATAAGACAGAATATCTGCTACATAAGACACAGCCTCTACAAGAGTCACGCCGATGTCAGAGGGCTGTCTGTCTGTCCACTCAGGCATGATGCGCGTAGCGAGGTTGAGCATCTCAGCCCTGATAGCCTCGTAGTCGCGCGCTGTGTAGTCTATCTGGACAGGGAGTCCACCTAGTGTCGCGGGGGTTGTTCTGGTTGCCATGATCACTCCGTGAGATAGACTGAGACTGTTTGTTCCTGAGAATAATCAACAATATAACTGATATGCACCAACACGCGCCCCTCAGCATTGGGCGCTTCCACCTTAATATCAGTCACCGCCACGCGCGCGTCACCCGTTTCAATCGCTGTGCGTATCGCATAGATCAGCTGAGGGAGTTCTGCCTCCGTGAGATTTCTGAATATCATGTTATATGCGCCCAAGCCGAACTGAGGCGACATAAGGCGCTCACCCTTCATAGAGATGAGGATCGCCCTGATGTTGTCTGCGATCTTCTCATTATCGGTCTTTGTGGTGAAGCCCCCAAGAGGCGACACCTTGAACGGCAGAGCCGCCCCCATCACGATGCTCATGCTGAGACTCCCTTATGTGCGAGGAACATCACGGCGCGCGCGCCACACATTGGTGTACTGCTCGCCACGGTCAAACTGATTGGCACGCTCGCGTACCTTATTGAACTCGTCTATCGCTTGCGTGATAGCCGTCTCAGTCGGCTTGTCCTCGTACCGCTTAAAGGGGTCGCCGCCCACAGGCTTAAAGATCAAGTCCATGAACAGTCTCAGCCTGTCTAGGTTATCGCCCGCGCCCACTTGAAGGTGCAGTGCTATCGCCCCAGAGTACATGAGCGAACGAGCCACTACAGGCGATACACGCACCACAGGGCCACCCGATGAATACTCAGGCTCACCGAGTTCCGTCTTAGGATATGCGGGGTGGTTAGGCGCATTGATAATCGCTGAGGCGAAGTCTTGGTTATCGCCCTTACCTGTCGCCATAAACACCGCCTGCGCTTCTCCAAGAGCCAGCATCGTCTGAAGCGACTGAACCGCCTGTAAGAGCGTCTGCGTCACCACCCTCAGCGCCTCTAGCCTCTGGCGCACAAGAGCGAGCGCGGCGTTGAACTTCTCAGCGATAGGGCGTGTCTGCACAAGTGCTGAGATGGCTTTGTTGATCTCAGCCACAATCGCCTGCGCCCAAGCGAACTCAGAGAGGCTGTACGAGTAGTCCCAATCGGGGGCCATGCCCGATGTACCGCTGATGATATATGCGGGGTCTTTATAGGTGGTAGATGACGCGCGCGAGGTGTAAGCCTTCGTGTCGCCCACCGCTGAGAAGGCTTTACGCACCCTATCTGCTATCTGTAAGAGCGCGTCTATGTTCGGCAGTGAGAACATCGCCACCAACGCCACCGCATAGTTGTTGCGCGTTGTGATAGGGCGCTTCGGGTCTTTAAGGTCTAAATATGACATCCCAATATCGTAGAGCAGTTCGTTAGGCTTCTTACGCTCTTTAACTGAATAGGGAAAGTAGAACATCGCATGAACGCTAGTCCCAATAAATAGTTCTCTTACCTGCTGTAATAACTCCCTGATTAGCAGAACAAATCCCTCTGTTATATCTATTGCCACGCCAACTAAAACCGACAGCGCATCAATACTAGCAGCGAGTATCTCTACTATAATGGAGATCGCGTCTATCGCCTCTGTAAGCGTTTCAGAAACCGCCTCAATAGGCTCAATGATAAAGCCAGCCTTATCCCTCACCTCTTGAGAAGATAACCCAAGACCCCACTGCAAGTTAAAGTCTGACGGGAGCGCCTCTAGAGCAGCGTTGAACTCAGTCTCGCGCGTCAGTCCTCTTTGTTTTGAGAGAGCCATGCTGGGTTTCCTTTGCGATGATAGCTTGAATAACTGCGCGCGCGCTCTCTATCTCTTTACGAGCGGAGGCGTATGTAGCGAGTTGCATTGTATCTGCAAGTACCTCGCGCGCCAAGAGCGCGTCACCCTCTCCCGTCTTTAATACCTCAAGCGCCTGCCTCGCCTTTAGCGTCAGTCTCTCCATGTACTGAGACGGACTCTCGCCTGTGGCTTCCCACGGCGCGGGCATCCTCTCAGACGCGCTCGCCAAAGCCTGCTCCACTCGCTTAGTGTGATCCTCTATGCTCACGAGATCACCCCTGTGGCTGTGCCTGTCGCAGTCCCCACTACAGGCGCGGGGTTGGCTTGCGCCACAGCTGTGCCTGTCGTCTGAATAGAACCTGGGGCGTGGAGCGTCTGAACGCTAATAGGCGATGTGACCGTAGCGGTGGTGATCCACGCATACAGCGCGTTAGCTGTATCCTGACACTTACGCCTGATACGATCCTTTGTCGCGGGGTCAATCGTTGGAGGCAGTCCGTTGGCTACATAAGCCTCAACGATTATAGACTCCTCAATGGCTTGAAGGGCGAAGGCTAGGTTAGTCGGGTTGAGTGCCATGTCTATACCTTAGAGACGAACACCGCCTCAGAGAGTATCAGAGGGCGGGTTGGTGCAGGAGTTGAGAGGAAGGCGGTCTGCGCGCTCGTCAGCGCACTCGCCGCCGCTACAGACGCTGCTGCTAAAACAGGGTTCGGGCCACCAAAGCCAGGTGTCACTCCGCCTGTGGACATAGTGGTGTAGAAGGTCTGTAAAGAGGTCATAACAGCGTTGAGGAATAATAACAACTGCTCGCCCAGCACCACAGGCTCTTTCAAGAGAGGTACGCTACCCACACCGAGAGTGGGCAGACGCTGCGCAGGTGCTAGAGCGCCTAGATACACCTGCGGAGACACACCTCCGCGCGCCTCCATCCCATACACAGACACCGACTGAGAGGGGTCACCGCTCACCACCTTCATCGTGCCGTTCGCCCCCGCTAACACACACGCCTCAGACACAAAGGGAGCCGCAGGTATGCCCAGAGCGTTAGAGAAACTCATATAGCCCTTGCCCGCGCCTATCACCTCAAAGTCTCCAAAGGCGGTGATGTCCACACCGCCCCCCACAGATAGGCGCGCGCTGTTCAAGAGTTGAGCCGTCATAGACAGCAGACTCAACTCAGCAGGGCCACCCGCTGTGTAGGTGACTGCACCGCCCACAGTATGCGCGCTGTCTCCCGCGATACTGCTCTGAGCATTACCGCTGATAGTTGTTGAAAAGTCCCCTCCAACACTCTTGGAGGATCCACCGAACACCTCATGCTCCTCTGACCCCAACACCACCCCCTGCGCTGAGGCGCTCCTGTGGCGCACAGCCCCCGTTGAGATGATATTGATAGAGCCGTCCTCGGTGATCTCAATATGCGCCCCGCGCGCATGGTGTATCTGTATGCGGCGCGCGCCTGTCGTGTCGTCCATCTCTATCATGTGACCCTCTGGAGACTGCCACAACATCACCCGCCCATACACACCCTCAAACGAACTGTCAGGCACACCTGTGGATCCCTTCAGCCCCCCAAAGTCTGAGCCGTCATACACACCGCGCGCGTGTGCAGGGGCTGATGAAGGGTCGTTCTGAAAGTCCGACTCCCTCTCCACTTCGCTCCCGTCTGAGTTGTGTCCATCGTTGATGATCTCATAGAAGCCACCGCTGTATATCGGCGCGTCTATCTGCCCCTCCTCAAACTCAAGCCACACCATACTCCCCACAGGAGGCACAGCGAACATACCGCTATCTCGCCCCCCATAGAAAGGGAAGCAGGGGAGCGCCCAATCAGACTCCCCCGACCCAAACAACTCCACATTTTGGATCTTAATGCGCCCGCGCCGCTCTGGGTCTTGGTTATCTGAGACTCGCCCCTTGCGCTTCCCATATATCCTGTAAGCGTATCTCTCCTCATACTCTTGCCGTGTCATTGTCATGTCATTAACCTCCTGTGATTATTGGTGACCCTATTATCTCGCTCTGAGAGGCGCTCTCTCATATTGTGCCGCTGCGTTTTCAGCCGCAGCCTTCTCCTGCTCCACACGAGCCTTCTCAGCCGCCGCTTGTTCCCTCTGAGCATTTTGCGCATCTACATTTATGATCTGCACCTGTCTAGGAGTAGTCGGGGTCGCGCTGTTCGCTGCGCCGTTCACAACTGCCTGATCCCCACCCACAGGGGAACGCCCGCCCGCCCTCGGCGCAGGTGTTCTAGCCGACCCATACTGCGTCACAGTCTTAGGCGTGGCCTTGCGACACTGCACCTG